ACTGTACTACACAGAAGATTTCTTTGGTATCTTGTGCGGTCAAGGATGACGTTAATGATTTCAGGGTATTTGATTTGCTGTTTTTGCCATTGCTTAAATTCGGTGCAATTTCAAGCAGGCTTTTCACGGTGCGAGTGACCTCATCAAATTTTGCTCGCACGGTTAGGTCATCACGGTTGGCAATAGCCGTTAAGCCATCTCGAATCATGCTCGCCATCTCACGCACGGCATTACCACCTTGTTGTTTAAACGCCTCTTTAGACGTCGGTGTATTTACTGAGATAGCATGCTTTTTTTTGTCCATGTCAAACATATCGCGCACCTGCTCAAAACAGCCGTAAAGCGCGCCAAACGAGCCTAATAAACGTGATTTGACATTAGCGACAAAAGAGATCCCCTCCATAAAGGTGCCATATAGCTCCAATACATCATCTACCAAGTCTTCTAGCTTGGTTAATAGCTCATCAATCAAGCCAAGCACAGAAAAGTTAAACAAGAAGATCGGTTTTGCCGGGGTGGCTTCTTGAAAACTCAAACTTACCGTGACATAGTCCACAAAATCCGCTTCGTGGTGAAAATAAGCAGAGGTGCAAAGCATATTTTGCAAGCGACCGCGAATCGGATGCACCAATACCGCCGCACCTTGTTTTTCCAGTGCTGATAAAAAACGTTTAAAATCAGTGTAATATCCCTCACCATAAAACACGGCTTGCAGTTGAATGGTGAGAGGATTTAAACCTAAATCCTCAATATCGCCCCCTTTTACGAATGGATACGCATGTGTAATGGTGGCTCGCTCTAAGTTATCATCCACGCTCACCACATCAAACCGCACACCACGATAAGACGCTTGCTGGATTGGCATTGTCCAACCTTTCATTTTTACCCCCGTTTAAGTTCGCGATATTGGTTTTCGGATGTACTTTCCGCAATCGTCCGACCGTCTAAATCCACGCGAATTTGATTTTGAATGGTGAAATTTTGACTTTCTACCGCTTGTTTCATGCCTTCGCTGATAGTCGAGCCCAACTGCTGAAATTCAGCTTTATAGTCAGGCACTTGCACACGACGGTTATATTCATCTTGTGTTAATGTGCCTCGCTTTAAGCGTTCGTCGGCAATCTCTTTGCGTTTTGCCGCGTCACCAAGTGCATAACCGCCACTTGCTAAAGACCAAACTGACTTTTCTGGTGTTGAGACAGATGGAGCGTATTGAAACACCGATTTGCTTGGATAGGCTGCTGCATAAAATTTCTGTTTTGCATTGTTAGTCGTGGCATCAAAGGCTTCACGTTCTTCCTCTTTTTGCGCCATGTAGGGAGCGTAATTTTCTGCCCCTTCCAACATTGCACCAAAAACTAACAATGGCAAACCGCCTCGCCCAAACTTAGCAAGACGTCCCATTTTTGCTGTATTCGCCGCAGTTGCAACGCCACCAGCCGCACCGGTTACACCCGCACCTTTACTCAAGACATCACCAACGCCAAGCCCTAAACCGCCTTTTCCGCCCAATAATCGCAAAGACCCGGCTGCCGTAATAGCAGCAGCACTTAACGCCGCAACCACCGTACCTGCAGTCACAACCTTTCCGGTTAAATCAGGATAAGCTTTGGCATATTCAGCGATTTTCACGCTGACATCACCCAAGGCGTCATTAAAGCCTTTCATCCCTTCCATTTGTGCGAAATCTACGTTATTTTTTGCGTCTTCCAGTTTATAGCTATTGGTATCTTTAATCACCGCATGAGAGGTATCCACCGCACCTTCGCTTTTATCCAGGCTTTCTTTTACTTCTTTTCCGAGGCTCACGTTGTTACGGATACCCAATAACGCCATTAATGCTTGGCGGTCTGAAATGATTTGCCCGATTGCCGTGCCTTCCACCAAGTTCGTCATTTCGTTTAAGACTTGAGCTTGATCTTCTTTTTTTGCGCTTTTAAGTTTTTTTTGCAGTGCCTGGTACTTACCATCCTGACCAATCACCTGATCCATAATGCTCATAAAGGCTTCGATGGAGTTTTTACCTTTTTTCTTCTGAGCGTCCATTGAGGCGATAAAATCCACCCCGTGGTCTTTACCATCCTTGCCTTTTATGTCGAGTTTTCGAAAGCGGTCTGAGGTTTCTTTTGATGTTAATTTTGCAAGTAAATTGACTAAGTTATTTCCCGCTTCATCTGATGTTCCGGCAGTTACACGCGCCTGTTGGTTGGCGACCAATAATGCCTCAAACCCCGACATACCTTTTAAGCCGGCAGATTTACCTGCTGCCATTTGTTGCGGCAACCAGCGCGCCATATCCGCCAATTCAAAGTTACCTGCCTGACCTGCCGCCACGGCTTTATCTAACACTTCGCCGATCTTATCTTCGCTGATATCAAACTGTTGCATCGCCGAAATGGCGATTTTCGCCAAGTCATCGGTACTTGCACCTGTTGCGGTTGCGCCTTTTTGTAATGTTGGCAACAATTTCATGGCAGTATCGGCTTTTACTGCACCGGAGGCCAACATAGTGTCTAATGCGCCTAAAGCGTCTTCCTTGTTTCCGCCGCCAATTTCTACCGCACTTTTTACGGCATTATTCAGTTCTGCTTTGCCGGCAATCCGTCCCTCCGCGTCACGTTCGGCGAATGCGGTGTTAGCTGTCATCGCAAGAGAGCGATCATAATCCATTTGTTTTTTCATTGGTTGCGCCAACACCATGCCTGCCGCAGTCGCACCCGCTGCTAAGCCTGCAATCCCACGACCAATATTGCCTAAACGTTGCCCCATGGAGACTTTGCCCATTTCCGCATTCAGCTCCGCAATGCGGCGTTTTGTAGCGATGGCGGCACGGTCTAATTCCCGCCCGGAAGCAATACCACTGCGTTTTAATTGGTCGTATGCCGCACGGGTGCGGTTGATTTCGTTTTGGATACTGCGCTCACTACGCACGCCCAGCATTTCGCGATTGCGTGCCGCTTGTTGGATTTGGCGGTAGCTTTGCTCTGTCACTTGTGCCGTTTGGCGTACTGCTCTTTGTTGCGTGGTGGCACTTCGTTGAGCTTGGTTTTCAATATTTTTGGTTGATTTGCTAACACTGTTTTCAACGCTTTTTATCACGCCACTGGCGTAGTCTTTCGCTTTGAGTGTTAAAGAGAGATCCATATTTGCCATTTTTAAACCTTGTTTAAACGTAATTTAACAGCAATAAAAAAGGGGCATTACGCCCCTTTATTTTTACGACGCTTAAAAACATAGGACGTCGTAGATTCTTCGGTGTGTTGTTGGCTTTTCGCGCCTTGACTCGCTAAATAGCTGTTAATCCATGCGCTGACTTCCGCGTGACACATATTCCAGACGGCTTGTGCGGTAAATCCAAACTTACCCAGTAAAATCGTTGCTGAGCGGTAGTTTTCGTACGCCTGCCACACTTCGCTGATATTGCGTTTTTTTACGCTTCGTTTGCCGTCTCTTGGCTTTCCGAAACGCCCATGCGCTTTTTTCGCAGTTGATTGATTTCGTTGTTAATCAACACGTAATCATCAGTAGCAAGATTATCCAACAAAAATGCCGGAGTTACTGCCTCGCGCGGAATACCATCAAACTCGACTTGTTGCGCCAAATACGCTAAATCAATCAGCATTTGTTCCGATGTGTTTAACGTTTCTTTTTCGCTTAACCCAAGGTCACTGATAACTTCCAACGCTTGGCATTCACCACCCACGGTCAAAATTTTGACTAACACGTCATGATGTAGCGTGCCGTTATACAGCACGCCAAGTTTCAAACGGGTTTTCATTATTCTTTAACCTTATCTAACGCTACCACTTGCAAATCGCGCACTTTTTCGCTATCTACGGTATAGCTTTCGCCGACTTCCGTGGTAAAACAGCCGGTATATGAGATTCGTTCACCGTCTTCTTCCTCTACGGTAATTTTGGCATCCGTCACATTATCCCAATCGGGTTCTGGTGAGTTTAAAGGCACCGCAACAGTGATAGATAACGTATATTCGACAATGCCTTTTGCAAAGCCTTTCACGCGTCCTTTACGGTTGATAGTTTTTACAGGTTTACGGCCTGTTACCGTTTTCACATCTAACTTGGTTAAGTCAATTTCTTGGCCGTCCACATCGACAATGCCAAGACTTGCAAATTCTTGTGCCATTTATGCCTCCTATAAAATCAAATCAACACGGTTAGCGACAATATGTAATCCGTTCACCACATCGGTCGGGATGACACAATCCAAGCGGTTCGGGTCAACGCCGTTACGTTTCACCAACAATTTCGCTTTGTGTTGTGCCACGTTTTCCAAGATTTCTTCGTTTTCCAGACGTAACAACACGTCCAGAATTTCTGACCGCACTTTATCCGGTGTACGCGCAGACAATTTGGCGCGAGGGAAACGTAATTCGATACGCTGTTCAATGGCTTTGCGCGTATAGTCCAGCGTGCGGATGGTGGTTAAATCCAAGTAGCTCGGGTCATCCGTATTGGTTGCCGATTTGGTGTAAGTCGTGATTGCACGCATAATGCGGACACGATGATTTACAACGGTAATCGGGGTTAAACCGTGATATAACGCCTGATTCGCTTCGGTCAATAACGGCGTTTGTGTAGGGTCAACTTCGGTCAAGCCCTTAATTTCAAGGGTATTTAACGGACGCGCCGGGTCTTCTTCGCCTGCAATCACTGCGCCATACCCAGCAGCAATCAAGGCATGAGATTCGACTGCACCTTTATACCAACCGCAAGTGATACGCTCACTGTTGATTTTTTCGGTATAAGTTGTGCCGGTTGCCATTGACCCACGCCACGCTAACACACCGATAGCAGGTTTTTTCTCTAACGGAGCGGACACGGACTCTAAATGTTCGCGCAAGGCCTTGGCGTTTTTATCGTCCGCAAACGGCGAAATAATGACGTGGTAATGCGTACCGGCAACACTTGCTAATGCAGGGGCTAAATCCGCATTTTCTGCGCCGTTGGCAAAAGCGGTTGCGGACAATGTCATGTCTTTAGCCGTATTTGTTGCGGTTAAATTAATTTCATTTCCGATGGCACCTTTGCATTTAGCCGTAAGCGTAATCGTGCTTTCGCTCACAGATGCCGTTGCCGGGCAATCTGTCGCACCATTAATCACAGCGTTTAATCGGGCGGCAACATCTTTGGCTTTTTCGTCGTTTGCCACAGCGACTTTGTAGTCAATACCGGCAATCGTTGCTGTCATAACCCCTTGACTGGTGGCTGTTCCGGTCAATACTAAACTACCACTTGCCGCGACACCGGAAGAACTATCCGCTAACCCCATAACAGATAAACGGATGAGCGAATTGTTAGTAATCGCCATGCGCGTCATTAAATGCGCCCATGAGCCGGCACCAAATGCCTGCGCTGCGTCAAGGTCGGAATACACACGCACCGGTTGGGTAAATGCTGTCGCACCGCCCACCATTGGCGCAACAATTAGCACTTCCTGCTCATTAGTTGGCAGTGTAGTTACTGCGCCTTTTGCGTTGTATTCGGTATAAACACCCGGTTTGCGTAAGCTATTCGGGATTTTTTCAAATTCAATGTTAGTCATTGCCTGCACCTCTTTGCTTGCGGGTTGGTTGCACTTCGATTAAGTCGCCATCAGCAATACGACGCTGATAATAAACAGAATCATCCACTTCAACCGGCTCCTGCTCAATGTAGGCATACGGCTGATTTTCTAGGGGGACTTTCACCCCTGGAATTGCTTTTACAATCATGTTTTATCCTTTGTTTTTACACTAAAGCCGACCTCGGCATTGTTGTTCGGGTCATATAATTTGCCGTCCACATGTTCAAGGATTGGCGACACCGGGGAGAGTTCGGCCGCATAATGGGTAAACACAAAATCAGGGTTAGCCGGGTCTTGTGTTTTTTCCGGATACAAACCGTCTTCTAGTGGTGCAACATCATCAAATGCCGCCTCGTACTCAATAGCATACGCCGTGACCTTTTCAGTGCTAAACTGCGCATTGTTAAACAACGTCCGAATCGCCAACGGTTTTAACGGCTTAACTAATCCGCCCAAGCGTTGCGTATCCAGCAAGCGGCGTACCGCATAAATCAACTGATTCGCACCAACCTCGCGTTTATCCACACCGCCTTGTCGTGCAGCTTGGTTGCTGCGCAATGAGCGCACCGCCACAATGACCACAAATTTAGCAGAGGTGCGAAACGCTGTACCGCGCACTCCCATCGGCTCAATTCGTGCACCGCCGAACGTCACCAACACCATAGGCAAACGTCCAGTACCAAGGCTTTCGTCGTCTAGCTCACCACCGTAGCTTTTCACAGTGTTCGCAAGTTGTCCCAAACCACGTGTCAAGCGGTCAACCAGTGCATTTTCAATTTCGGTTATCACGGCCAAAAATCCTATTGTTCGGATTAGTAAACATCACCACATTGCCGTCGCTTTGTTGGTCGTCTTCAATATCAATGCCAAGCGAAATTTTCCCCGCAGCTAAGTCCTCAAGTTCTTTTAAGCTCAATCTATAGCGCGTGATAATCTCGTCAGTAATCGTCACTTCAGACATGCTCGCCAAGCGATAGCGGGTTAAATCACAACAAATGCGAGTGAGATTTTGCGGAATTGTCGGCAACGGCAAGCGATAACGCGCACTTAAATAACCGTCGATTTGGCTTGTGCTGTCAGAGAGCGCAATGGTCAGCACGCTTTCATTCACTACGCCTTCGCGGTCACGGTCGGTCAGTTGGATTGTCTGAAACTCCCCGATGCGCAAAACGAAATCTTTTACCGTTGCATACATGGCTTAATCCTCACACACCGGGACAAGCTCTAACCAAGGGTCTTCCGCCAAGGTTAAGGTTTGTTCCGCCGTTAAGTCATCCACTGCGATGTAAACCGCATCGGTTTTGTTAAAGCGATAACCGCAGCGACCATAAGAGGCTTGCGGATGAATTGCACGTAACGTCACAGCATAGGCAATAGGATGAATCACATCACTGCCTTTGGGCGCGTCATCCGGCTTATCTAAAGTGCGGTCGGTTTCTGCAGTATTTTCGGACGTGTCGGTTTTCACTTCATCGTCTGTCTTGTTTTGCTGTTTCTTTGCCATAGTTTCCTCCTAGTAATTTCTTGCCTTCCCTCGTAAGTGGGGGGGGAAGGCAAGAAAAGAGACGGATTACTCCACAATCTGTGAAGACACCATCACTTTAAGCGTCCCTTTCAACACATTGCTTGTACCATTGATAATGTCGGCTTCTACTAATTTTTTTGCGGCATGCTCAAGAGAAGGTGGCACTAACAACACATTCGGTCGAATGTTCAATAATTTACCGCCATCGCCTTTTAAGGATTTCATTTTTGCCAACACGCCCATTAAGACATCTTCAGTTAATTCGCTGTCTTCTACACGGTGAGCAAGTTGCCAGAATGCAAAACCTGCATTACCACGCGCACGCACACCCCAAATATAGGTATCTTCCATAAATACCGTATCAGATTTAGACGGATCAAATTTCGTCTCAATTTCAGGGGTTAAGCGTTCTTGCCAAATAAACGGCTTCACGGCATTCGTCGTATCCAACAAATAAAACGCTGGTTTTCCTGCTGCACTGCCTTTGGTAATATTACTTTGAGTGGTTTGATTGCCTGTGCCATCGACTTCCGCAAAAACAGGATGATCGTCATCAAAGAAATTCTGCCCGTCATAGCAAAGGGTGCTTTTACCTTGTTTAATTAAGCCAAATACTAAATCATCAGGTAATTCCGCCGCACTTTGTCCCATTTGTTTTACCATCGGACTAAATAAGCCAACCTGGTCGTCTTCAATATTGGTGCGAGGGATAGCAACAGTGCTTTCAAACAACTTATTCGATACTTGCATACCTTGCGCTTGCATTTTGCGTAAACGACGTTTACCCACCCATTCTTGCAATTTTGGGAAATGCCCTAACCAACCATAAGTATTGGTTTCGGTAGAACTTGCAATCTTCATAGCAATTTCTGACCATTGAGGATTAATCACGTTTAAACCGCTTGCAAAGTCTTTTTTAAAGGCTTCATCAAGAGCTTTTAAAAGTTCCGATTTTTTGAATTTATCCATTATTTTTGCTCCTTATAGGTTGCCATATAATCTTTTTCGCTTAAGCCTAACGCTTTTGCTGCCGCACTCTCTGCCGCACTTAACGCTGCCACTTTCTGCTCTGGGGCGCCTTTTGCTTGTGGCTCACCACTTAATGCGGCCATTGCAGGTGCTTTTTCTAAGTAAGCACTTAATGCTTCAACAGATAAACTTTGCGCCCAATCTTTTAATGCAGGAGCCAGTTTGCCTTGCGATAATGCCGCTGTGATTAATGCCTCTTTCTTGTCTGCTTCTACAGATATTTTAAGCGCATTAAAATCAGCCTGTAATGCTGCAACCTGTTCCACCGGAACGAATTTAGCTGGGTCAGGTTTGCCTGCCTGCGCAGTGAGTGCTGCGACAGATTGTTCTTTTTCCGCTAATTTGGCATACACATCTAACAGTGCGACCGGGCTGTCACCTTTCGCGGCGGAAAGTGCGGTCACTTTTTCGGTAATTTCCGCTTCGCTCGCGTCTGCTTTTAATGCAAGCAACGCGCACAAGGCGGCTTGTAATTTTTTGTCCATTGCTGGCTTTTCCTTTTGTTGATTTAAAAGTTGCACACTGGCGGCAACCATTACTTCGTCCATGCCGTCTAAAGCTGGGTTGTTAGTCAGTGCAGCGTGAAAGATTTTGCGAACATAACCATTCGTGTCATAAGCAAACACGGCAGAGATATAACGATATTCGCCATTTTTGATGTATTCCGCAGCTTTGTCCGTCCAACGGACATCGGCAAAAATTCCTTGCGGGTTAAAGTAGAGATATTCCATCCAACCTGCGCTAGGCGCCTCTTTGCCGTTTTGCTGGGAATGTAAGA